CATTGAGTGTTTTGTTTGGGATACCACCCTTGGTAATCTTATTGAAGTATTCTAGATCAAACGGAGTTTTCTCCTCGTCAGTAGTATAGAAATCGAAGCGTTCTTGATAGTCAACCAAGTAGTCGTGACCAATATGATCATCAAAAGAGACCGATAAAGCTTCCTTAAGGATATCAGGAATCGCATCCCGACTTTGCTTTTCATCCTTCCCATCTGCTAGCTTGATAGACTCCATCAAGGCTATGTATATTGCCCTGTCTTTACACCACTTCTCAGTAGCATCAAGCAACCAAGCCTGTGTAGGATCTTCTTCTACATCCTTGAAAGAGTTACAGATATCTCGGACTTGACTATAAGTCTCATCAGAAACATCTTGCCGTCCTTCGACTTCAATGAGTACAACCTCCGTGGTCGGGAGACGGTCATATTTAGAAGCGAATTTTTGTATCTCTTCAAAAATGATTTTTTCATCAAGTTCCTCATAATACTCAGGCTTTACAAAAGGAAGAATCTTACGGAAGTAATCTTCATTACGAAAGAGACTACGTAAGATAGTTCTTTCTACACGTTCATTCATTGCCATACTTGAATTCTTTGGATGCAGCCTCGTCTAGTGCTTGCATTATTTCTGGAGTGAAGTACTTCTCAGGATCAGCAAGAATGCTCTTTGGATAAACAGAAGTTTCACCAAACTTAATCCTATTGCCCACACGGTTAAAGATTCCGTGCTTCTCACCCAGTTCCAGTAGTCCGTAATACTTGTCAAGTCCACGCTCGTCAAAGAACAACCTTACTTTAACCTTAGAATTCTCTTTTGTAAACCTTGATTTACGATTTGTGGCAGTAATGAGATTGCCAACAACCTCGGTACCGTCTTTCTCCTTAGCTTTCGATAAGAAAATAATGTTAGAAGCAGCGTACTTAAGTCCTGTTCCACCACTCATCTCCTTCATTGGGACATAACTACCCACGACTTCGTAGGTATGGTTAGTAACTAGCAGTGGTATATTCGCTCGACCAAGATTAAGTGTCAAGACCCTAAAGATAGACTTGATCACTTGTGCTCGTGTCATATCTCTGGTATCTTTTCCTGCTGCGGAATCTTCAATTTCTTTAGAAGTAGATAAGTTACCTAAACTATCTAGCACCATAAGCAGTGGTGGCCTATCATCTTTGTTAAGTTTCTCATACTCAGACACTATCTTCATAGCCTGTGTACGAAACTCTTGCACTGTCACAACAGGTACTACACCCACACGTGACACATCAAGTCCTCTCTCTGACATCATCTCCTTGGAGATAGCAGACTCGGACTCAAAGTATAGAACATTACCCTTAGGGTTCTGCTCTAAAAAATGACGACAGACGCTGAGGGCAAAGAAAGTCTTGCCAGTGCTTGACTCACCTGCAAGTGGTGTAACTTTATTTGATGGTATTCCACCATATACTGAACCAGATACCAAAGCGTTAAAGATATAACTGCCAGTATCAACCCAGTTAGCAGTATCACCAGCAGCGATACCTTGGTCTGCGACTGCTGCATACTCATTACCAATCTCCTTGATAACAGAATTCAAAAAACTCATTAGAAAAATTCCATAAGACTACCAGTACGTTCTGGCTTCCATCCAATACATTCTAGCACAGAACGCAAGGGTTCGTAGAATGCTTTATTAAATTGCTTGTCGTGGTCTATGTATTTCTCCAAATTAAACTCGGATGGTAAGTCTTGGAAAAATGAAATCACGTTCTCCTGTATAGGATTCGGTACCTTAAGATAGACAAACTTAATCTTCTCACCCTCTTGGATAAAAGCATTCTTATGTTGAATCTTCTTATCCTTGATGTAATGATTGTACAGCAACGCACCACGTACGTGTATGGGAGTACCTTTCTGATAGATCTCCCTAGGGTGTCTGTACTTAGTAACACCATTACACCCACGTGGGAATGCAATGTCTGCGACTACTGCCTCACGAGTCTCCTTCTTACAGTTATCAATGAACTCAATAACTGTATCGTTATCAGACGACATAATAAGTCTGAACGCCTTCTTAAGGCGATCTCTGAAGTACTGTGGAACAGAAGACCTCGCAGTCTCCAATCCCATAATCTTCATCTTTGGTTCACTATATCTTACTCCTTCCGAATCCCATACGTTAAGAATGTAGCGTTTCTTTGCTGTCCAAATACCACGATCAGCAATGTTCTCACGCTTCATAATCATCTTTTGGTCATACGCCGCCACATACGTTGCAAGCTCCTCATACGAGGCATCAATAAACGGTTCCAACTTATCTTTACAGATCTTGTCAAGTAAGTCCACGATCCGAACCTTATCGTCAGACTTATTACGAAAAAATTTATCAACAAGAGGTCCGAGATTAAGATAAATCGAATCGGTGTCAGATGCAATGACATAATCCTTATCCGAGGTGGACAAGAGTTTATTTAGGTAAGTGTTTATCTTATTCTCTATCCAACGGATAGATACCTGTCCTGACAAGGTGATTGCTTCTGCGTTCGCTAGTTTATAATATCTAAAATACTCATTACCAATAGCACCATAAGCACTATTCAATTGAATCTTCCTAGCCATCTGGAAGTTATTAAACTTCGATATCTTTTTCTCTAGTGTGAGGGAAGGTTCTTTCTCATACTTCTTCTTCGCCTCAATCATATTACGTTTGTAGATACTACGTTCATCGTAGATCTTTTCCATTAGTTCTGGTAGAAAACCCCGTACATCCTTACGATACTGAGCACCGTTAGCACAAACACAATCATCCCCATCAATTGACACCTCTCCATTTAAGATCCCTTCAACGCTGGCACTACTGTGTCTAGTCTCCCTGAGGGTCTCTGGGGAGATATTATATTGCATAATAAGGTGAGGATACAGGCTGTTGAGGTCAAAATTAACAACCCAGTCATAGCGTCCTGGTTTCGGTTCCTTGACATAAGCACCTGCATATTTGTCAGACTTTTGATTCTTTATCTTGGGAGGTATTACTATATTCTTTTTTCTTAGATAGTTATATATGATACTATCCCACATCCGCACCTGAGAAAAAACATCTTCAAGGTTGACCTTAGCATCATACGCAAGCGTAAACGCTAAGTCCATAAGCTTCATCTTGTCTTCGAGTTGATCAACCAGACGTACGTCGTGGATGTTGTACTCTACAAATTTCTGCCAGTCTTGGGTATAGAACTCCTTGAAGGTGTCAAACTCTGAGTGATCTAATTTCTTAGACCCCAACTCTACTAGTGCTATGTGATCCAAACGATAGGATTCCTGATTTGTATAAGTGAATTTCCTATACAAATCAAGGTAGTCCAGCACCGTTATCCCCGATACATCATAAGAGATGTTCTTTCTGCCCTGTATATAAATTTCACGGGAACTCAGTAGTTTCCAAGGTGAAAAGAATTTCGTCTGCTTGTCACCAAGCACACGAGCCAAACGATTACAGATATACGGAACATCGAACAGTTGAACATTCCAACCTGTAATTACATCGGGATAATTTTCGATCCACCAAGCGAGATACTTCTGAAGTAGTTCCTGCTCGTGAGCACATTGTGTGTACGATACATCAGAGTGCTTGTTCGTAAAAGGTTTGGAACCCCATACGTGATACAAGCCCGTAAAACTGTCCTTAACTGAGATAAGTAAGATTTCCTGATCAGCAGATTCGATGTCGGGGAATCCGTTTTCTGCTGCTGTTTCAATATCGATCGTGAACACACGTATCTTACTTGGATCATAGTCAACTTCACCAGGGAAGTTATCACTGATCCATTGATAGAGATAAGCCTGATTACCAGATATCTCAAAGCCATCAACATCCTCATACTGCTGGCAGAATTGCTTACAGTCTCGGATACCACCTGGCTGAATAGGTCGAACGTGTTCACCATATAACGTGGTAAACTTAGACTCTTTCTTACTCTTTACGTAAAGGGTAGGTCGAAACTCGTCACGAAAACGAACTTCTTTATACCCATCACAACCTCTAACAAGAATTCGATCACCAACTTGGTCAACGTTCTTGTAGAACTTCATTATAAGAAGAGATAAGGGCAGGAGTAGGTTCGACTATAGTAAGAATCTGATCCGATTGGATCATCATCTCATTCTGTATTGTAACAGACTTAAGCCATCTTGTCAACTCATTACCCTCAACCAAATATGGATCAATCAATCTAACATCTGGTTCACCTGGCAGATCTGCCTCAGTCGGTTCCACTTGCGACAGGAGTGTCTGTTGGTTCTTCAGTAGGACTATCTGTGGAGGGTTCATCATTTATACTAGTAGGGTCAAGTGAATCTTCTCCTTCGCCAAAGCGTTCTGTGAAGTGCTCAACTAATGGAGGAAGTGGGTCACACATTGTAAGGAATGCGTGTTCTTTAACTAAGAATTTTTTCTGTGCAGATAGAGGTGCCCAGTTCTCAAACGTAACGTTTGGTCCTTTCTCAGGTTCTTCCATATTCTTAAAGATCTTACAAATTTGTGGATCTCTTAAAATAAAACCTTGAGGTTTCTGTTCTGCATCTCTTATCTCGTAAACATCAGCGATGACTTCTTCACCGCTTTTCATCAACAGGAGTTGTATAGACATTATGGAATATTTTTATATATTATAAAAGACCCCCTGACATTTGTCAAGGGGTTAGATGGTTAAAGGTAATCTTTACGAGAGTGGTGTTCAGGGACGATCTTACCTAACTCGATAGTCAACAGACCATCTTCAAACTTTACTTCTCCAACTTCTGTATCGTCAGAGAGTTGCCAAGTGCGTTTGAAAGATCTCTGAGCCAATCCTTTGTGTTGGTATTTGATGTCAGTTTCTTTATCTTCCTTCTGACCCTCCACAAAGAGTTTACCATACTCAGAGTATACTTTTACTTCTTCGTTCTTGAATCCTGCTAGTGCTATCTCTAGTCTGGACTCTACGTTGTTGACTTGGACAAGGTTGTAAGGAGGATAGTTACTTGTAGTTTCGTGTAGATTAAAAAACTTATCAAGGTAATCATCCATCCCAATACTGTTTCTTGTGATCCGATCCATTAATTCTGGCAGATCGGCAGCACGATATCTTTGAATTTCCATTTGGTTCTCCTTTAAAAGCGAGTGTTAAGTTGTGTCCCTTACGGCGACACTACTATTTAACCACAAGATATCAATTCTGGCCGTGGAAAGTCGGTACGGGTTCCTGGTGAAGTGGTTTCGGTTCTTCCGCCTTAAATCCCATACCACTACCTGCACTCCTCATTCCTAATGCAAGCATAGAAACCAATGAAAATCTTACGTGACCTTCAGGATACCAGTCAGGATCGTAGCAAGCAGTGTGGAATACAGATCCTCTGTATGCACTGAGACCATTAAAGACAGCAGGTATAACACCTATCTGTTCATAAACTTCATTACCTCTAAAGTATCTCCATTCATCCACTATTCCTGCACCTATTCGACATTGATCCATCCTATGACTTATAACTCTAGGATGAATTCGACCACCTTGTTTTGAATATAACTTTATATCATTAAACTCATCACCCTCAACATTCATACGGAAGAAAGCTGTACCTTCTTCTTTAACCATATCATCTGATAAGAATAAATTAAAAGCCATATCAGATGGATCAACGTGAGGTAGATAGTTGCTATCGATAGCCTTCATACCTTTCCAAAAAACATTAGTATAACAAGAGAAATCATACCAAGTTACTTTCTGACGAGTAATCTTAAATTTAATAAGCAAATCTCTAAGATATTGCACATACTCCTGACACCATTCATTAGAGATAGGTTGCTGCATACCAGGTGCACCTGTCTTGTCTGGTATAAGATCATTAGTACCAGTACAATAAGAAGATTCCATAAAGAAATCCCTAACATCATAAGGATTAACCAATACATCTTCACATAAAAGATATCTAGTCTCTGGCCACTCTTTATTAAGATACTCTGTATACTCTTTTCTATTAGGATTTAATTCAAATAAGGATGCACGCAGTTCAGGTGTAACTATCCTTTTCTCAAATTGATCAATGGTTAATCCCATAACTATGCTTCAGTTTTTTTCTTACCAATATTATACTTGGATTCTAAGATCCATTCTCCCTTCTCCTTAAAGGCAAGAACCTTAATCTGGTTCAAGGGAGCTATAGTATCAATCTTGTCTTTTGACATTATACTCAATAATCCCCAATCTGACAAGAGGGATGCAATTCTGTTACGACGTTGTACGTCATTAATACTAAGATTTGTTTGCTTACCATCTAGAGCAAACAACTCTTTAAAATGAACTATGTAATACTTACCACGTTTGTGGAGGATATGACAAGATTGATATATCTTCTTTTCCTTACGAGAAGCTACACCAATTCTGGTTAGTGTCTCTCTCACCTTAAGGAAATCATCTGGTTCCTTAAGAGAAACCTCGATCATCGATTGCTCTGTCCATTGTACAAATTCTTCG